CCTAAATCAATATCTTTATTAGAACAAAGACTGACAAACCTAATTACTGTTTTTGAGGAGGTATGAATATCGCGGATACTGGTTACATAAGTGAGCAACAAAGAAAGCAGTGGTTCAATCGCATAAGCGGAGACGCTGCATTTTTCGGAGAAAACATGCTCAACGATGAATTTGGGGAGCCATATGTCCTAGAGCCATACCAAAAGCAATTCCTACGTTGCCCCGCCAAGAAAAAGCACTTGTTTTGGGGGCGACGTTTAAGTAAGTCCTTAATGCTTAAAATAGAATCAATGCATAAAGCAATGTTCAACAGAGCGTATAGAGCTCTTATCGTATCGCCTACAATGGAACAAGCTATTTATTTTGGAGAAGACATAAATGATTTAATTGATGCGACTCCTGCCATACAGTCCATGTTCCTTAGTACAAAATCAACTAAATTTAAACTCAAAAATAATTCAAGAATGTATATGGCAACTGCCGGGCGTGGTGGTGCCTCACAATTAGGAAAAAACGCTTTATATCTTGCTTTTGACGAAACTCAAATTATTCCCGAAGAAACTTTCACTTCTTTAAGACCCACCCTGCGTGGACAAAAAAGGGAAAAAAATCTTGTTTATGCCGGGACACCCCTGGCCAGATTAAACGAATTTTACCGTGCCTATGATAACGGCCAATTTTATATAACTGTCGATGGAGTATACAAAGGGTCAGGAACTCCTCGTGATTTTGTTGTTTTTGAAAGACCAACTTGTGAATTGAACCCAGATGGTACACCTAAATCTTCTACAACAGATAGGATATCTTTAGAAGAACTATTAGACGATTTTAGAGATATGCCTTTAACTGGATTCCTAAGAGAATACTGTTTGCAATGGATGGATTCAATTGGAGAAGTATTTTCCCAAGATCTATTACAAAGAGCATTTAGATGGGACGATATGCCTGAAGACACATGCGAAGATAAATGTGTGATGGGGCTTGACGTTGGGAAACAAAGAAACTCTAGTGTATTAACTGTTGGTAGATTGAACGGATATGGTGTAGAAACAATAAATATGATTGAATGGCCTCTTACAACCCCATATCACGAAGTTGCACAAGATATCGCAAATATGCAGCCAGACTATCCCAATACCGAATTACTTGTTATGGATGAAACTGGGGTAGGTAAGGGTGTTATTGAAATTGTCGAAAAAAAGATGGACAATGAATGGAAATCTTTAGATGTCCAAGGTTATGATTTTGGTGGAGGCAAGAAAAAAAAGGAACTTGTCGAAGCTGGCGTTACCGATTTAGAACAAGGAAGCGCAACTCTTATTTTTAATCAAAAATTATACAATGAGATGTGTGAATTTAAAAGAGAGATCACACCTCAAAACAATATCGTCTATCGTAAAGCCCAAGGAGGCTCTGACGATTTTGTCGATTCATTACTTTTAGCATTATACGGAGCAAGAGACTTTTACGGCTGGAATGAAGATTCCTCCGATGTTGTAACTACAGGAGACAACATTTTAGCTCAATCCGGAACCAGAGTTAGTCGGGTGCCAATATGAATATCGGTCAATTTGAACTTAGTTTAAAAAGAAGAAAAAAAGAGTCTAAAAAACAGGCTTCTTTAGCTAGAAAGGCGAGAAAGTCAAGTTCTAGCAAAGTACCTAAACAACAGACTGGTAAAGTTGATAATTATCGTGAAATTAACTCCAAAACTTTTGGAACTTACAAAAGTTCTCAAGGAGATTCTTCAATTACTTACGATATTGTTGAGGGATTATATAAGCGAACAATTATGCGTAAAGTAATAAACAAACTTGCCGGAGATTGTTCAAGATTAAGATTTAGAGTTATTTATACTGATTATGATGGTAAACCGCACGAAAAGGCAATGGAAATCGGTAAAGAGATCGATAAACTGTTCATGGGATACCACAATAAATACATGTATCGAGATATGGATGTATACGGAGATGCATTCCTCTACAAACAAATAGGAACAAACGACCTAGGAAAAACACCAATAAACATCCAAGACATCTACGGAATAAACCCAAGAACACTCGACCCAGTAGACGACAACGGAATACTCAAAGGATGGCAATACCAAGGAAGCCAAGACACCGTCGACCTAGCCCCAGAAGAAGTAATACACATACCAAACGATCCACTCACCGGAGATCTCTTCGGAATCTCAACATTCGAATCAATAATGCAAGTTTTAACATTAATATTAAATTCACAACTAAATTCGGCAATAATATTAGACCATTACGCCTTGCCACTCGTACATTGGCAAATAGATGCCAAACACGAACGAAGAAAAACCCCTCTTTCTGAAATACTTAAATTTATTGAAAATTTAAAAACAATGAGAGTAGGAAACGACTTAGTTACCGATTCATCCGTAAAACACGAGATAATTGGTGCACAAAACAAGCTAGTTGATTTCACTCCAATGTTAAACAAATTAGATGCCTATCTTTTTGCAACCGCAGGAGTTCCTGGCCAAATATTGGGAATGCCCGCCGATAACTTATCCGCAATAACCCGACAATTACAAAGTTACTACGAAAACGTTTTTGATAAGCAAAGTAACGCGGCAGACTACTTTATTGAGCAAGTATACTGGCCAGAAATATTAGCCGCGGGAATTGATGATGTCTATTCAATCGATTACATCCATGCAAAACCATTAGTTGAACAAGAAAGCAGAATTGCAACTTGGATCGAAAAAATGCTTCAAGCAGATGTAATAGACCGTCAGGAAGGCCGTGCCGCAATCGGATATCAAGGCCCTCCTCCAGCAGAATCAAATAACTACAGAATAAACCAAGGGGCGGCTGCTGGCCCTGAACTGGATAAAAACAACAACAATCCCGCACCAAAAGGCACTAACAAGAAGTGATAGTATGGAGATTATGGCTGGTTGTCCAGTACAGAATAGAGAAGGTCTAATTAAAAAATATTTAACCTATTTACTTATGGTAGACTATCCTGTAGAAAAAATGCGCGTAGTTCTCTACGTAAATAACTCTACGGATAAAACCGAACAAATAGCTTACGAATTTAAAGACCATTTTGGAGGATGGTTTGGTTCGTTTGAAATTTACGCTGAAAACAACGGTAAGTATGTCGATGACTACTGGAAACAGTCACGAGACTATAGTGCTTTCGCAGAAGTTCGGAACAAATGGCTCAGCTACTTAGAAGATGAAAAATATGTTTTGTCTATTGATTCTGATGTTATGTTCCCAAGAAGCGGTTTAAAAGCACTCTTATCGCACAACAAAGACATATGCTCATTACTTGTTAGAAATACCCCCTACTCGCACAATATTATGAAATATGAGAAAGGTGTTCCAAAAAGTATTCCGGAACTTAAGGAAGACTTAACGTTAAATTTTGGAGACTTGATGGAAGTCGACATAACTGGAGCATGTTATCTCATAAAAAGGGAAGTAATAGACGCAGGTGTAACTTACGGATTTAACAAAAGAGGAGAAGATGTATATTTCTGTGATCGTGCTAGAAAACAGGGATTCAAACTTTATTGTGATACTGGAATTGAAGCAAAACACTATGGGTGGAAAAGATGTTTAGAACTGTCCTTGCTGTCGTCAAATCTCGAAAAATAGATAACCCTCACTTATTTGAGATATTCTGTGCTATTCGAGATAACAGTGACTATATAATAGTTTCTGACGAAGAGGGAATTTTAGCTCACGAAGAGCGGAGAATGTTGTTGGATCACTTTGATGCAATTGTATTGAGAGAACCTATTGAAAATATTGAAATGGGAGACTTCTCTCCAGATTGGATTTTGAGTTGTTACTCCGATGAACGTCCCGCCGATAAACAAACCCATATATACACTTCTCTATGTTTAAATCCAGATGTAAATGTATGGAAAAGTAAATGCAGATTCCTATGGGGATCAGAAGAACAATACCGAATAGACGGACAATGGGCAAACTACGAATACCCAATACTATACAGATACTGCCCAGAAGTCGACTACAAATGGAAAAAAGCACTCATGCCAGTAAACCAACCCGGCCCCAAAGAAGACTGCCTTTTACCATTTTACTCTTATCATTTTATTGATGAGCGATCAAGACAGATCGAATACTTTCAACGCCAGGAGGAATGGGATAGATTGTTAGAGTCAACAAAAAACTTTTATAATAGTTTATTTGACGAAACCGTAACCCTTAAGAAGGCGGTGAATTAGTGGAAGGAATTAGAAGTTACAAACACTTAAACGAAATAATAGTAAATGTTTTGAAAGTTAATTGTGAACGCGAAATGACAGCTAGAGAAATACACCATTATATTCTAAACAGGTACAATACAGGAAAGGTTAGAATAAATGGCGTTAAAATAGCCAAAAGATTACGAGGCCGAGAACACGTCGAGATTAGACATGGTAAAGATGGCCTTTGCCATTACAAATACGTGCCCTAATAACGATATGTTTTTATAAAGCCGAGTTTGACCACACATCAAGTGTTCACAGGAGGTTCATAATGGCAAAGAAAACAGAATTACGAGTAGCTTCAAATCTAAAGTTTGAAGCCTCAGAAGATGAAAATTCGCCTCCTCAAATCTCTGGATTTGCTATTCACCCTGGAATCTTCAATGAAGTGGTTGAAATTCCCGTAAGTGAATTACAAAATCTAGAAGAAACCTTAAAAACAGCTCAATTACGTTACGATCATGGATACAGTGTACTCCATGTCATTGGAAAAGTACTAGATGCCCAGAAAACCTATGACGCAAAAGCCGATAAGGAAGGGGTTTTTTACAAAGCAGAAATCGATGATCAAGATGAGCAAGGTGCAAAAGTTTTCCGAAAAATAGATAGAGGTTACGTTAATGCCACAAGTATTGGCTTTTTACACGAATCTATTTGCTCCAAATGTGGTGAAGACTTTTACGAATGCGAACATTGGTTCGATGAAGCTCATGTAATCGCAAAAAACTGTGAAGTTTTTGAGCTATCTGTTGTACCTAGAGGAGCAGATGGAGATGCAACAGCTACTGTTGCAGGATTGAATAAAGAATTTGTATCAAATTTTAAAAAACAATTTGGAGGAAAAGGTATGGAGCCTACTAAAGATAACCAAAAACAGCCTGTAGAGCTTGGCGCAATCTTTGAAAAAGTTACAACTCTTCAAGAAACTAACTTACAAAAAGATCAAGAAATAGCCGAACTCAAAGGCAAAGTTGCTAAAATAGATGAGCTAACCACAAGTTTTGAAACATTCAAAACAGAAACCCAGCAAACTATTGAAGCTAAAGACAATAAAATACAAGAATTAGAATCTAAATTAGGTGACGCGACAGGCTCACTTAGTGAAGTCAACAAATCAAAAGCAGAAGCTTTAGTTGACCGCCAAATCGCAGTTGACCTATTGGATGAAGAAGATAGAGATGCTGAAATTGAAGCATTAGCAAAAAGCGCAGACTTTGACCGCGTTGAAAAACTCGTTTCACGAGCAGAAGCTAAAGCCGATAAATTAGCTAAAGAAAAGAAAACCCCAGGAGAAGGTAGAGTGCCTAAAGTTGGAAACTTCAAAAAAGAGGGTAAAACCACAGAAGTTGATTATGATAATCTAACAAAAGAGCAGGAACAACAACTTATTCATACCATGTTTGGATACGACCACGTTTTCAATGGTGACATGGAAGAAGAAGGAGTTATCCCTGGACATACATACGTAGGCATATTTTCCAACGTTAAGAGGTGATTTGAATGCCAGGAACATACATGCCAGGTATAGATATAACATACCAGTTAGCTGAGGACGTATCCCAACCTTATAGTAAAGCTTTTATTTACGACGAACTCGAAGGTGAAGTAGCTTTAGGAGTTGATGGAGCTTCCAAATTCGCTGGTATATTAACAGCAGTGACTATTAGCCGATCTACTCAAGCCCCATATGTAACCCAAGCTTACGCAGGAGATAACGTTACCCTTAAGAAATACGGTATCACTGAAGCGATAGCTGACGGAGACATTGCTTACGGGGATGCAGTAGGGCTAGGTGACGATGGTAAACTGAAAACACTTGCAGATTATGATGTAAGTGGAACTGCTACACAAGTAATTCAGCAAGTTGGCCGTGCACAAGAGGATGCCAAAAGTGGAGAAAGATTCCTCGTAAACTTAGGTGAGAGGTAGATAACATGAAAAGCGCCAAATATTTTGCTGACGGTGGTATAACCACTGGAGATATCCGATGGGAACCATGGTTAGAAAGAAAAATTATGCAATACCTCGAAAGAATGAGTGTATTGAGACAATACTGTATGCAGTACCCATTACCCCCAAACACTTGGGTTGTAAAGATCCCACGTAACTATCCAACCGGAATGGCTACAGAAATATCAGAAGGATCCGAGATCCCACGTGTAAGGCAGATCACAGACAGCTTCGAACTGTCCGTTATAAAATACGGTACAGGCGGAGAAATGACTGATGAAGCCAAAGAAACAGATTGGCTAGGTATTTTAGGAAGAGCACAAATCGAAGAAGCCTCCAAGAGGATGGTTCGAAAACTTAACCACGATATCTCTACTGTCCTACAAACAGGATATGGAACTGCTATGAACAGTACCGAAGTAAACAAAGTAATCTTTGAAGACTTCGTTCTGTTAAAAACAGCAATGATCAAAAAACAAATGAACCCAGACGTTGCCCTTTGTAACCCTGACGAATATGCAGATTTACAGGTAGACGACAGGTTTGTTAATTTCTATCAGTCCGGTTCAGACCAGACTTTAAGGGAAGGTGTTGTGGGTCGTGTCGCAGGACTAGACTTAGTACCTTTACCAGAAATACCCGCTGGGTTAGTCATCATGATAGATACTTCCCAGAACCCAATATGGCTTGTCGAAAGACAAACTGTGCGGATTGCAAAAGACAGGGATGAAGAACGTCAAATAGACAGTTTCTACATGACTGCTTGGGCTAAACCCGCAGTAGTGCGACCAGACGCATTAGGTGCACTACACGTGAGAACCAGCTAAGCTGGGCTCTCATTTTTTTTATTTTTTTGGAGGTTAAATTATGGCTAGAAAAAAAACCGCAACAAAACCAAAAGTAGCAGCTAAAGATGCTGTAGAAGATGTGAAAGAAGTTGAGGAGATAAAAGTCCCAACTAAAAAGATTTATGTTGTTAAATTTGATTCAGAAATGGAAAATAAAGAGTTTATTGAGCCTGGGGTAGTGTATAAACAACTTCCAGACAGAAGAACTCAGAAAATTAATGCATTACCAGAACCATTCAAAATAAGGGCTGGGCAAACATTAAAAATCGATCAAGAAACCTATGATTACTTAATCAAGAAAGAAGCACTTATAACTGCAGAACAAAAAGACGAAAGAGATAAATATAGGGCTAAAAAGCTCAAACTAAAATCTGGAAGAGCAGAACCCAAAAAAGAGATGCAGACCTTAAGTGATGAAGAGAAAATTAAACTATTCGTAGAATTACCTTACTTAGTTGGGATAGAAGAAGTTCCAATAGAAGAACAGGAGGAATAAATAGATGGCTTTTGCAGACATGGTTGATATAGAGACTATCAATGGTATCTTAGGGATAACAGATGGTAAATATGATGAGATCATGGATGCAGCCCTCCCATTTATTCTTTTTAAAGTTAAATCAAGTACTGGAATTGATTATGACTCTTTAAGCGAAGAAGAGCAAATATTTATGTTAGGGGTTATTGCTGTGGCAATAGGATGTCACATAATGAAAACCGACCCCGCTTTTGGATTAAAATACCAAAATTGGTCAGTAGGAAAGGCTAAAAAAAGTTTCTTCCGTAGATACGCTTCTGATTTTGAAAATTGGTGTGATTTATACGAAGACCTAATGACTGATGTTTATGATTTTTTTGGAACAGCAACTATCTCTGGACAAAGGCCTGGAGTATTAGACGACTATACTTTAACTTAGGTGTTATTGATGGATATTTTAGATTTATTGGAAGACCTTAAAATCCCTGGAGAATCCTATTACTTGGAAATTTTAGATTATGATGTCGATAATGAAACTGGTTTTGGGAGTTTAGAACGTACTTGGGTGAGAAGGCAAGAACTAACTGGAATTATTCAAGAAGATTCTGAAGACAATGAAGGGCCAAGGGGATTAGAAGAAAATGCTGACTATATTGGTTTTTTTCATTCAGATTTTGAGATCCCTCAAAAAAATTCGGCCGACTATAGGATAGTTAACGTTATATCTGCAAGTACAGGGACATTTACAAGATATTTCAGAATAAAAGGAATTGATAGAAACCTCTATATGGATAATGGGCAGGTATATATTGAGTTAACACTAGAGTTGGCAAAAAAATGGTAGCAGAATTACAAATAAATGCAAAAGTGAACGGTAAACTCGTTCCACAAAATAGAATGGGAGACCCTTTTGATATAATGTCGTTTCCTGGGGCGGTTGACGCTAGTAGAGGGCGAAGCCTTGAAAAATTAGGGAAAGATATCTCTGTGGTTACCAGAATGCTTGCTAAAGCAGACCCAGATATAGAAGATGTTAGCGTTGAATATAAAATTCAAGATGGAAAGCTTATTATAACCTCTAACCAGAAAAGCCTGGTTGGTATAGGAGATTATGGAGAAATATATCGAGATGGCCCCAAACTCCACGTGTTCACTGCGGCGATGTCTGTGTTACACGGAAAAGGATACAGTAATCGAAATACTTTGAACGATATTTCTTTTGACATCGTTAAGACTTGGAAACAAAGAAGGAATATTGGGGGAGGAGGAAGCCTCAGTACTCCTACTAGAGGGGAAGCTGCATTCAATAATATGAGTGGTTTGTTAGCTACAGGATTTTCATTAATGGGGGTGTTATAATAGTTGAGAAATCATCTGTTATGTTTGTGAGAACATTGCGTGAATTATGTGGTGTATATCACCCCGAAGAGGTTGAAGAGAATAAGCGTTTTACTTTATTAGTTGATGGACAAGAAGTTCCAGTTTTTGTAGGATCACAAACAAAAGCTGAATATCCAGAAATAAGAATACATCCATTTTTTTATGAAGAGATTGAATATAAAGGGGCTGGATATGGGTATTCTCCAGGAGTTGGCCCTACCCAAGACCCCAATATAATGTATAAAACAAGAGGCGAAGACCTCTTTTATAAGACAATAATTAGCCAAATTGAAATTTACTCAAAAAGCTTGGAAACCACATTATTAATCCGCGATGCGGTTTTCCAGCGAATAATGAAGTTTGGGTTGCTTGAACACGCCAATGTAAAGATTTTATATCCTTGGGAAAAGGATGGGAATGTTTATATAAACAGAAATTATGATACTGGTTCAAGTATCCTAAGAGTTTCGAATGATAATGAAACTTTGAGTAAAACATCTGAATTCGAGACAACTCCGGACTCTTGGTATTGGGACGGAGAAAATTTGTATGTAAATACAGATTCTGATATTGGAGAACTAGATTTTATGAAAAATACCAATAATGGTTTAGTTTTCCATGATGGTACTGATCTAATTGGTCGAGGATTCTACAATCTGTCTTTCGTTAAAAATAAACAAGAATCAGATAGAGACCCTCACGTATCTAAGTGGGAATTCAGAATTAAATCTAAATATCAAGAAATAATTAATTTGGATATGGGAGAAAGTTTCGCGCAGGTGAATGTAAATGATCAAGAAGACTAAAGGCGAAAAATTCGGCAAAAAAGAAAGAAAAATTGAGGTTCAAAAACCCAAATATCCAGCCGAAGATTTAGTTAGATTTCAAGATTTAACTGATTATGAAGCCAGAAAACTTTATATTAAAGAACAAATCTCTCCTAAAACTCTCTTTACTGAAGATGAGTTCGCAGAGATTATAGAAAAAAGATTTGGTAAAAGGAGGTAATTTATATGGTAAAACAAATACCACGTGTAAATGTTTCACACGTTATTGGTAATGTGTTACGTGTACCTGAAACTGACCAAGTTCCAGCCACAGTGCTTGAATGTCATAAAGGTGCTAAAAACCAGCCAATATTAATCAAAAACCCCTATATGCTGAAACGTGAGTTTGGTGTAGATATGGACGCTTACTTTGGTGCTGGTGGAGGCCCCTTCTGGGCAGTTCGTGCTGCTTATGAAGACCCTGTTGCCGCAGCACATTTCGTATATGATGATGCTACTACAGGGGTGCCCCTATTAAAAATTGTAGCAAAACGTCCAGGTACTAAGAAAACTTATGTTACCGCTAAAGCTAGTGGTTCCGGAATTACCACAAGATTAGGGCTAATTTTCGAAGAAGAAGACGGAATTACAGAATATTATACAGGTATTCGTGGTTCTGTTGCAAGTGCAAAAACTGCAATTCAAAACTTAGTTGAAAGGATAAACAGAGATTCCGATATTGTAGACATCTACTTTAGAGTAATGCCTGAAGGAGGCTCAGAGCTTCCAGTAACATGGGCACAAACAATAGAAGATGGATATGATATATACACCGGTGCCGACGGTGTTTACAACGCTTTCCCAAGAACCGTATTAGGATCTGGAGCAGGAAACGTTGCAGGAACAGACGGTTCAGGATTAAAAGCAGAAGCAGACCAAACAAGTTTTGACATCATCTCTGATGTTATCACTGACGGTGAAGAAGGATATGCTCCTTCCGAAATTGCTCACACAGAAGCTCTTAAAGCTTTAGAACAAGTAGAATGTGCTGCAGTATTCTGTCTAAAAGCAGTTCCATATGAAAGTCGGTTAGATACTGACCAAGTAGAAGGGACTGGAGATATCTACGCACCATACGCCGAGCACATCAATACAATGAACCAGCCAGAAAACCACGCTTGGAGATTTGGTATTGTTGGTGTTAGCGACAACATGAATATGGAAGCAAGAATCCAGACTGCCGCAATAATCAACAACGATATGATGGTTGTTGTTGGACAGGGTATTGTGGATGTAAACGGGGTGGAATATCCGCCTAACCTAGCAACCATGGCTGTCGCTGGTAAAGTTGCTGCAACAAGATACAACATCTCAATTTGGGGTGGAAAAGCAAGTAAAGCACTTAAAGTAGACAGAGCATTTATTACAGGCCTAATGGAATTACCTGGTGCCCCAATCTATGACGAAAGCGAAAATATAATTGGATACAGTCCCGCAACTCGTGCCGATATCATAGATTACAATGAAGGTGGTGTCCTAACATTCCTAGAAGACTCTGATGGTATAAAAGTTCGAGAAGGAATTACTGCTGTCCAACAGTCATTACTCGATATGGGTGTGGCAAAAGAAGACGAAATGTCCGTTATTCGAATTATAAACCACGCAAAATACAGAGTTTACGCAGCTTGTTATTCAATGCTGGGTGAAAACTTATCTGATACTTACAAAGCAGACATTGAAGAAGCCGTGAATAACGAGCTTTCCTTAATGATGAGAGAAGGGGCTATTGTTGAATACGTTACAACAGCGAATATTATCTCTGCTGCAACCGGCCAAGTCCGAGTCGACATAGCTATCAGACCAATTCACGCTGCCAGGTTTATAGACGCTACAATCGTGGTACTATAAGGAGGAGATTTAAATGGCACAAGAAGAAAGGGAAATGTTATTCGAACTTGGTAAGATAACTGTGGAAGGAAAGAACGTCTATGTTGAAGAGGTTACAGTAAACACTTCACAAGACCTAATGGAGTACTACACTACAGATTCCTTCACTCCAAAGCAGATCCGACCAGGCCGAAGAAAAATCGATTTCACTATCCGAAGGGCAAGAGATTTAACCCCAACAGGTTCAGTCTTACTCAAGCTCTTTACAGATACCTGTGCTTTCCCAATAATTCTCTTCGCAATTGTGGAGCAGAGTTGTGGAAACTTCGCAACCAAAAAGGTTGCTGTGCTACAGGGATGTAGGATAAGTAAGTTTGGATTAGGTAACTTTGACCAATCTAAACCAGTTCAGGAAGATATAGAAGGTAAAGCAGAACTTATTACATTCTTCGATAAAACAGGAATGGAATACGCTTTCCCTGATACAACCAACCTGGGAGTATAATAGTGGTGTAAACCACTATTCCCTATTATTTTTTTTGGAGAAAACTTATGAAACCAATAGCCTTTGAATTAGGGTTACTGCAAATAAAAACAAAAGAATATAGTGCAAAATTAATGTGCGATGAGTTTAGTTTTTCTATGGCTAACGAAAATACCGTTAGATATGCTTGTGATATTGTTGCGCCCATTGATATAGCACCAACAAAGAAAAAATTTAATTTTACAATAAAGAAGCCCAAGTTTTTTGAAACAGATCATATGTTTATAAGTGCTCTTTATTCCTTTGAATTTGACGTTAGGGTCTTTAGAATAATTCAAAAAAGCGAATTTTTCGCTAAAGGAGAAATAACCAAAGCAAACAAAACCTATGGTAGTAGCCCATTAAAAGGGAGCCAAAATGTAAAAGTCCAGAAAGGAATGTTTTTGGGAAAAGAAGCTAATGTTGCGATTAAAGGGGATTATGTTATAGAGCATGTTATGAATTTACATCATTGTCTTATCGACAATGTTAGTGTTGGAAATTTTGACGGCACTAAACTTGTTACTGAGGATATACAGGGGGTTTCCAGATTCTTTACGTTCTCCCAGAACGTATCTGGATACTATAAAAAATCTATGGTAGTAGATGAAATGTAGGTGAACGATATGTTAGAAGACGATAAGAAAAAGTTTGAGTTAGAAGAACAAAAACTGACCGGAATTACCCCAGAAGAAGAACTATCTACCGAATTGACAGATGAAGACTTAGAAATCATGTCAAAGATGGGTAATGAGGTAATGAGTCGGAAAAAAACCGAATACAAAGAAATAGAAGCGACTAAAGCTAAAATTCTTGCTAGAGGAGCAAGGTTATTCCCTATTAAAGTAGAATCTGACGATGGGGAAATTTTGATATTAAAGGCAAAAAGACTCACTGAAAAAGAAAGAGTTAAGATGAGCCGTGTTGTTACTCAGAGTACAGACCCATTTTCATTGAGTAGCGAAGAGCAGGAAGCTATTCAAAGACAAAGCTATGAATTGCTGTCTATTGTGATTAAAGAGCCTGCAATGTCTGTAGATGAGTGGGAGCAAGTTGATATTGCTTTTACGCAGAAGGTTCTTGAACATTTAAGCGTCTTACAGACAGAAACTAGTGACGCTGAAATTATAGACCAACTAAGAAATTTATAGATAAGGTCGATGACTTCAAGCTTACATATTTAGTATGTCGAGCCTTGAATAAGACCCCCGCAGAAGTAGGGGAATTAGACCCCTACGATGTTAATTTTTTGAAAGCCGGTTTAACTTGGGAAATCGAGTTTGCTGCCAAAATGGGACGAGGAGGAATGTTATTTTAAATGCCATATATGACACACGCTGGCCAGAATGCTGATGCCACACAACAAGAAAAACTAGATTTCATAGTAAGTATGACCAACTTGACGTGGCCAGCCGTAGCTGCCATATCTGGTGGATTCCAAACTCTAACTGGAGTTGGTATGCGAACATCCCAACAGTTAAACGCTAATTTTACGCAAGCTCAGGCAGGGATAATGGCTGCTGGTGGTGTTGCGAGTCTTGCTCTTTTTGATATGACCCAAAAGGCCATGGAATTTAATCGTGAAATGGCTTTAGTTAAAGGTCTTATTGGTGATATTTCTAATCGTGAAATGGCGCAGTTAAGTGGTATGGCTAAAAAACTTGCTGTAGACTTTGGTGAAGCACCTGCTGAAATTGCCAAAGGTTTCCAGATGGTTGCTCGTGCAGGTATCGGAAATAGCGCTGACCAGGTTAAAGTTTTAGCTAATGGTATGAGGTTAGCTAAGATTGAAGGGATGGAGGTTGCAGATGCTGTTAAAGAAGTAATTACAGCAACAACTTTGTTCGGAGATTCATATACTAATGTAGAAAGATATGCTTCAGCTATTGCTCACGCTGCGAATGTGAGTGTGACATCTGCGAAGCAAATTGGCGAAGCGTTGAAGTATGTTGGTGGTGGTGCTAAAGAACATTGGTCTATTGAAGAGACTCTTGGCGCTATTGCAACCTTATCACAAAAAGGTGTTGAGGGGTCAACTGCAGGTATATCAATCCGCTCATTTATGGTATATATTCTTCGTGAAATGCCAAAATCCCAAAAAGCTTTAAGCCAAATTGGAATGACTTTTGACGACTTTTGGGAAAAAGTTAATGGAAAAAGAGTCCGATTAAAACCGTTCCAAGACATTATAAAAATGATGTCGGAGGCAATGTACTCTAAAGGTATGGGTAGAGGAGATATGATGAAAGTTCTGGCTCAATTCGGTGAGCCAAGGATGATGCAACAATATATCAAATTATTCCCATCACAAGAAGAGTTGCAAAGTGGAACTTGGCTTTTGGCTCAATTTAATTCAGAGATGCAAAAAACTTACGATATGCAATCTCGTTTACAAAACGTGCTTAATTCTACTCAGGAAAAATGGAACCAGATGATGTCTGGTATTCAGGTGGCAGAAATTTCTATAGCAGAGGGAACGCTTCCTGCTTTAGGTGCAGTTGCTGATGCAGTAAAAGGAATTTCTATGGCTGTTGGAAGCAATAAAATAGCTTCTGCAGGTATAGCTGCAGGATTATCTACTTTAGCGATAGCTGCCGGCATTCTCGTCCTCGCTTGGGGTAAGGGTGCAGTAGGATATATGTTTGCCGAAGCAACCAATAAAGTTAAAAATTCTCTTGGCGCTTTAGTTGGAACAATGCGATCTGTAAATAAAGTTGCTAAAGAAAGCCCTTTTTCAGTAATGGAGAAAGACGTTCTTCGATTAGAGCGCAGGACTAAATCTTTAAAAGGAGCCGTTAAATCTGCTATGGGCGGGAGATATGAAGCTCCAGAAGGCACCAAAGAAATCATGAAGAGTGCAGGAATGGGTATGACCCCAGAGCTTGAATTAGGTATGAAAAGATCAATCTTAGCTCGGAAACAAGCCCTAGAAGAAAAAGGAATGATTACTAAAGGCATGGATGTTGGAGATGCCTTAAATAGTGCAGATTTATTATTAGCAAAGCGTGATCCAAATAGTGAACTCTATAAAAAGAATTACCTTGCTCAGAAATATCAGAGAGAGTATGATAAGGCGGTTAGACGACGGGAATATGTTGCTGAAAAGCTTTATCAGCCAGGAACTTTAGCTGCTGAAAAATATGATGGTAGAAATAAAGATCTTACACAAGCAATAGGTGGACGTCACTTATTGATGAGGGAATTAGGTTTAACTCAACAAGATAGTAAAAAATTACATGAGCAAGTTTTAGGTATGTCTTCCTCAGACATTGCTTCTTTAAGTAGTGCTGAAGCTAGAAAAACTGCAAAGTCTTACCAAAAAATATTTGTAGATTCTCAAGGTAATCCTATTGAAAGAACTCAATTTGGTACTCCGCAAGAGCAGAGAATGCGTAGGGCATTAAAATATACTGGAGAATATGATTCTGGTATTTATCAAACCAATAAGATGGAAGAGGTTCTTGCAGGTAAAGAAATTGAGCTTAGTGAGCTTAATAAAGGTTTGATTAAGGAGATAAGGGGTAGAGGCCCTGGTGCAGCTAATCCTAAAGCTGTTAAGACCACAATGGCCGCTCTTGATAAGGCTATCATGAAGGATCAAGCTAAACTTGCAGCTTTAGATAGGCTTACTAAGGATGAACATTTATCCCAATTGCTTACTGCTGGAGATATGCAAAAGGCTTTTACTTATATTGATGAAAAACATGGTGGATTAGATAAGCCTACTTTTTCGAAATTAAAGAAGGCTGCTGTTGAGGTTGACCCTCAAAAAGCATTAATGTACCAACTGGAACAAGCTGCTAAAGCAAAAGAAGAGCTTGAAAGGAATATCAATACTGGTATTGCGACTCAGGCAGAACTTGCTGAATCTGTTAGCTCTCAGAAGATCTTCGCCTATAAGTTTAAAGATAAAGTTTCTGATTTTTTAAATAAATGGGGTACTGTTGGAGATTATGCTCCTGGGTTAAATAAGGTTTCTATAAACTCTTTAACCAAAACCATTAAAAATGCTTTCGACGGTCGTTACAAATCCCTTGAATTGCTACGTCCATTATTCGGTAAACAAATGGATGCATACATAAGTAAATCCGTAGATACATTCACAAAAAGATTCGAAGACATACTCAAAGGAAGCGGAGCCCAAACCTTCACCGACGTAAACAAAAAACTACAACAAGCCCAAAGCAAACTAAACCTAAACCAAATCCAACGAACCGCATGGACAAAAGTCCACAACCACCCAATAAGCCAATACCTCGGCGGGCAAAAACCCACGCTAGGCCGAGTAAACAAACACGGTAAATGGTTAAACGACGCAGAAGGATTCATGGACAAAAGAGTCTACGGCGGGCACGACTGGATAGGACTAAATGATATTGTTGAGGGCAGAATACAAAGAAACTACCTATCAGACAAAGGCTTGCTAACAAGGGAACAACAGAAAGAACTAAGCTCAATAGAGAAAATGGTTCGTGAATCAGAGTTAGCAAAACAAGGAAAATTAGATATAAAACCTGGGCAAAGCTTAAGCGAGAAAATATTAGATAAATCCGAAACACAAAGATTATACAATCGTTATAGTAAAATTTTAACAGGAGACACAATATCTCCACACTTATCTAGTTTATACAAGGACAGAGAAAAAGCTGGAGCCGACTATAAAAACATAGACAAATTTATCAAAAAAACTCCAGTCAATATGTTCAAATCCCAATGGATGAAGGACGCAAAAATAGAAAGAGACCAACTCAAAGAAGAGATGGGTTTCCTAGATAAAGAAATCTCCAAAGA